AAGATCATTAGTAAAACAGGTTCTGAAATACCTCCAAATCTTCAGGATTTCATCAATGATTTCAACTTTGATGAGCAATTAGAATCTTTCCTTGAAGATTTGGAAACATTTGGTTTTGCGGGATTGGAATTAATACGTGATGGTAAAGATTTGAAAGAAGTAAACCATATAAGTAGTTTATACCTAAGAATGTGTAAAGATAAGAAACGTGTCTTAAATAAAGTCGGAACTGAAGAGACTTATTTCAAAGTTTATGACCCAAACAATAATGAGTTTCTGAATAAGGATACTGGTGAATTCAATAATAACATTACTGTTGATAATATTGCTAATGAAATCTTATGGTTCAATACGAATTCTGCAGAATCTAAAGTATATGGTAAGCCTAAATACTTATCAGAAGTTGATGCTATTTTAACTGATAATGCTATTGTATTATATCAATCAAATCACTTCCGCAGCAATGGTATACCAAATTACATTATCACTATTAGTGGTAATGTGAAAGAAAGTGAAGATTATGGTGTTGATGAATTTGAGGAAGATTTAGAGCAGGAGTTCAAAGATGTTACTAATGAACCTGGAACTGCTTTAGTACTATTCATGCCTAGTGATGATGATACACCATTAGATATTAATGTTCATAAAATTGGTGAGGAAAAGAAAGAAGGAAGTTTCCTTGAGTTATCAGAATCAATTGCAGATAGAATTAGGAGAATACAGAGAGTTCCTCGTGAACGTTTAGGGGATAGTGAATCTAGTGGAATTGCAAGTAACAGGACTGAAATGCTATTAAAGAATTATGGTAAATCTACTGTGGGAACATTGCAGAAAAGAGTTGCAAACTTAATCAATAAGACCATTATCAAGTATGAGTTTAACACTACAAGTCATACAATAGAATACTTACCTATTAATTTTGAAGAAGAGGACAATCTTATTGACAGAGGTATTAAACTCCTGCAGAATGGAGCAATGACTCTTGGAGAATTCATAAATCGTTTTGGTGAATCATTTGATTTACATATGGATGAAACAGATGAATATTATAGCCTACGATTCATGAATAACCAAAACTTAGACACATTGGTTTATGGGAATGATTCTATGAATGTAGATGAAAGGTTGGAAGCAATCATCTCAAGTATGGAAGCAGATTATCCACCAGAGCCTATTGAAGAAGAGGAAGATTTATTAAACCCACCAATTAATGCTGAAGAAAATGACTAATCGTGAATTATTAGATTATGCTTTGCAAACTCAAAGGCTGCATGAAATATTGGTATTGAAAGATGATATACACTTGAAATATAAGTATAAAAATATTAATCGTGCCAAATATCAAGCAGCCACATTCCAGGACAAAATTATTGATGCAGTTATTGAAAATGCTGTAACTGGAACTAGTGATCCAATCACAAAAAAGTTAGTGAGAAACAATGTAGAAGAAATCATTGACACTAACATTAGAAATGACACCAAACGTTTCAGCAGAGGCATTCCTGACAAAGCAGTTGAAGCTTCAGTAAAAAACATTTCAAACAAATACCAATCAATCTTAAACAATCGTATAACGGAGGAAATACCTAAATTACAAGATAAGATTGATGATTATATAATTAAAAATGATTTACAGAATCTTCATGAACAGCAATTAATCGATACATTGAAAAATGAATATGGGGAACATGCTCAAAAAAGAATCCATAATATAATCAATGATTCATTCCATACAAACGAATGCAATTTGAGTTGGGTTAAAGCGTTATATGATGGTTACAATTATAAAGTTTGGAATAATGGTCGAAGCAAAAGAACTAGAGCATGGCATAGGGCAAAGTTCATTGAATCTGTTCCTATTGATGAACCATTTGATATTTATGGAAGTTATCATGCACAATTAATGTATCCTGGAGACTTGAATGGTGGGGCGGAAAATGTGGCTAACTGCAAATGTTGGTTAAGTTACACTAATAGGATTCCATCTGACTTAAGAGGTTCAGGTAAAAAAACAACATCATCATCAAGCAAGTCAACATCAAGTTTGAAAGATAAAGTTAAAACTTATGTGGGTAAAGTGAAAGATGCTATCGGGGGATTATCTTCAAGACTAAAAAGAAGATTCAATAGGTAGAAATTTCTATTTTTCCACTTTATAAGATGAGGGGAAATAATAAGTGCAAACTGAATTATTTTCTTCTCATCCACACTTCCTACTTTTTTTGAGAAATTAATGTTTATAAAAATTTAATAATTTTTTTTAAATTTACCATCCAAAGGTGGTGATTGGTCTTATGATTGTTAAAGGTCCAATACTCATAGCAGATATTCCAGATTTATCAGGTGAAGTATTGGATGAAGAAACAATAAGAAAAGCAGCTTTAATCATCGCAAGAAATGGTGTATTAGCTGATGTCCAACATACACTAAGAAATGTTGGAAAAATACTTGAATTATATGTCCTTGATTCCCAAATGGAATGGAAAGGAACTATCCTACCAAAAGGAACATTGATGGGTAGTATTGATGTATTAGATGCTGAAATACAACAAGCTATTCACGATGGAAAATACACTGGTTTCAGTATTGCAGCAGCACCAACACGCACAGTTGATGAAATGGATAGAGGTGTATAGAAAATGAGCAGATTACATTTTAGAGATATAAATGACTGGACTCCAGCAAGCATATCTATCGTTGATAAGCCTTATCATCCATTGGCTACTTTTGAAGTATACGAAAATGATGAAGAATTTATTAAAAAATTTATTGATCCAGAGGATGAAAATATGGTAAAAACTCAAAACACAACTCCATCTGCAGATGATAATGTTACTGTAAGTGGAAGTTTTTTAGAAAGGTTACTCGAAAGAGTAGTTGCTAAAAGTGAACCAACACCTGCAGAAGGTGAAGGTGAAGGTTCAGATGAAGTAAGTAAACAAATTTTAGAAAAATTAGATGCTATTGAAGAAAATCAAGCAAAGACCGATGAAAGATTAGCAGCTTTAGAAAACCCTACGCCTGTAGAAGGTGAAGGTGAAGAAGGCGAATCTGGAGAAGAAGGAGAGGAAGGTGAAGAATCTGCTCCTGAACAAGTTGAATTACCATTAAATGAAGATGGTACTCTTGATTTAGAAAATGAAGTAGTAGCAAAATACTTACCTAGAGGGTTCACAGCATCATCTCAAGGCATTGACCCTGATAACCAACAAAAAAATAAAACCAATAAAAGTTTCAATGCACGTTCAGGCAGAGATGCTAATGGTATGACCTGGTAAGTAAAAAATTAAAAATTTAATGTGGTGAAGTTTATGTCAATTCATGTAGTAGAAAACGAAATCAAACAAAAAGTAGAACTTGGAGAAAAGTTCGTTGTAAAATTTGTTGACATCGGAACTGGTGAAGGTAAATTAAACAATGGTGTTTTGCAAGCAGAACAATCTGACACTTACATCAGACACCTTGAAGATAGGGCAGTATTCCTTGAAAAAACAAAAAGGATTACTTCAACCAATCATAAAAGACAAGTTGATAAAATCAGCTTCAATCTTGAATTAGAAGCAGGAAGAATCGGAGGTACTCCTCAAGTATTATCTAATTCCCAAGACCCTAACTTCAGTGATAGAAGTTTCGATGCTGAAGAATTAAGAGCATTAACTGGTGTTCACAGAACTGTTATGAAAGACAGTATTGAAGGCCAAGGTTTCATGTCCACTTTGACTGAAATGTTTGCTCAAGCAAATGGTAGAGCATTAGAAAGAGTATTGGTTTATGGAGATAAATCCAGTACTGAAACTGATGTTTCTACTGGTTACAAAGTAGTTGATGGTATTGTTACAAAAGCACTTGCAGATGCAGACATTAAAGAGGAAGAAATTGATTTAACCGCAACTGATTCAAATCCACTTCAAGAATTACAAGCATTCTTCGATTTATTCCCTGATGTCTATAAAAATGATGGAGGTTTAGCATTATTTGCTCCATCCAAACTTGTAACTGCAGCTTACAGATACATTGCAAGCAACCATGATAAATTAGACATCAATGCATACATTTCCACTACTGGTGAACCAGTTATTGAAGATGTTCACTGTTTCGCAGTTCCATCATTCAGTACTCCAATGAATGGTTACACTAAAAAACCAGTATTCTTAACACATAAAGAAAATATCCAATGGTTAACCGACCCGCAAGGAATTATCGTTGAATCCGCTTTCAACTTACGTGCTAATG